CACTACGTGAGCAAGCGATTATGCCTCGTCTCGTGAACGGCGACTATTCCCGTGAGGCAGCGCAAAAGGGCGACACAATTGATGTACCCATCCCTAGTGGATTAACCGTATCAGACGTAACCCCGTCTAATACACCACCTGCACCTGCCGATTCTTCGCCTTCTAAGGTTCAGATTCAGCTAAACAACTGGAAAAAAGTTGGCTTCCACCTTAATGATAAGGATGTATTGGAAGTTGATCGCAATGAGCACTTCGTTCCAATGCAAATGTCTGAGGCCGTACGCGCCTTGGCCAACAGCATTAACGTTTCAGTGCAAAATGCTTATACCGGTGTTTATGGCTACGTAGGTACTGCCGGAACAACTCCATTCGGTTCAGCAGTGGCAGCCGCTACTGATGCTCGTAAGGTTTTGAACAAGCAGTTATGCCCACGCGAAAACCGCCGCATGGTTCTGGATTTTGATGCAGAAGCAGCAGCACTTGCCTTGCCTGATTTTCAGCGCGTTAACGAAGTTGGTGGCACTGGCCCCAAAATCGAAGGTGAGTTAGGCCGTAAGTTTGGTTTCGACATCTACACTGATGACGCAATCGCAACTCACACCGCCGGTGGCCAAGGTACCCCACTTGTTGATGGTGCTACTAACGCCGGTTCTTCTAGCCTTGTAGTAAATGGCATTTCTGGTGCGTTTGTTGAGGGTGACATTTTCACCATCGCAGGCGACAGCCAGACTTATGCTGTTAAAGGCGCAACCTCCCTTGCAGGGACTGCACAGACGCTAACCATTGCGCCTGCGCTTAAGAAGAATGCAGCTAACGATGCTGCTCTTACCGTAAAAGATGATCACAAAGTAAACCTAGCTTTCCACCGTGATGCATTTGCTCTTGCTATGCGTCCGTTGGCCGGTGCTACCGCATCAGACGGCTACGGTTCACAGATCGTTTCTATGACTGACCCTGTTACTGGACTTTCCATGCGTTTGGAAGTTTCACGCCAGTACAAGCAAGTCGTTTACGAACTGGATGCTCTGTGGGGCGTTGGCCTCATCCGTCCAGAGTTGGCTACACGTATTGCGGGCTAACTTGCAGTAAGAAAACGGGGGTGGCTAGGCCGTGGTTTGGCCGCCCCTTTTTTTATTAGGAGGCAGTAATGGAAAGCACGTTTGTAGATAAAGACCCAGAAACTACCCGTATTACCAAAGACGGGAAGCGAATTATTACGATTAACAAAAGTGATGCTAAAGCTTGGCTTGAGCGTGGCTTTAAGCCAGTAGGTGCCAACGTAAGCGCGCCAAAGGCAAAAGAAGTACAAGCGCAAGCGGTTGAGCAAAAGCCCGTTAAAAGCGCAGAGAAGGCCGTTGAAGCGGAAGCACCAACAGCCCCCAAATCGCCCGCTAAGCGGCGGCAGCGAGTTAAAAAAGATTAGGGTTTAAACCATGTCTATACAGTTGTTGGTTGAAACGGGTGCAGGGCTTTACAACGCCAACAGCTACGTAAGCCTAGACGAATGTAATACCTATAACTCTTTGCACCCCCATAGCGAAGCTTGGTTGTCAGTTGGCAGCGAGGAACGCAAGCGAAACATATTAATGGCAACCCGCTTATTGGATAGCGAGGTGGATTGGCATGGAACACCAGTTAAAAACACGGATACAAGCGTTGCACAGGGTGATAGGCAGCGTTTGCGTTGGCCCCGTAGTGGCGCTAAGGATCTGGATGGAAATAGCGTCAATCAGCTTGAAATACCAGAATGGCTTAAAGACGCAACTAGCGAACTGGCCAGACACTTATCAGCAAAAGACCGCACCGAGGAACCCGAAACCCGCGGCTACAGCAGCATGGAAGTTGGCGATCTAAAAGTTGATATAGATAAGACTGACACGCCACCCGTATTGCCGCGTAGCGTTGTGCACATGATAAGCGCATATGGCGATGTGCGTTATAGCCACTCAGTAAAGTTGCGGAGGACGTAATGGGAGCAGGCAGCCACGATTTCGAGTGTGAGCAGGGCAGTACGTTTAGGCATGTAATTAATTATGCTGATGCAAACGATGTTGCAATTAACTTAGCCAACTATAAAGCGCGCATGCAGGTGCGCTATGCCCGCAGCGGCGAAGCTGACTTAGTTGTGCAGCTTAATGAAACTAACGGTAGGGCTGTGGTTACTGATGCGGCTGCCGGCGAAATTACGTTGATAATTGATAGTGCAGCAACAGCGGCACTGGTAGGGGGGAACTATTACTACGATTTAGAGATTTACTCCGCTGACAACCCACCTGCGGTTGAGCGGTTATTGGAGGGGCGGTTCTTGGTAGACCCAGAGGTGACAGTGTAATGAGTATTGTAAAAATTATAGGCAGTAGTGATAACACGGTCAAAGTCTCAAACACTGGTATCAAAGTGGTAACAGTGGGTACACAAGGGCCAAGGGGCATAACAGGCACGCTTAGCGATGCGAGCGATGTATCTATAACCAACCCAGAAACAGGCGATACGCTTGCTTATGACCAAGCTAGCGGCGCGTTTGTTAATACACACCAATCCAATTTTACCGATGGAGGTAATTTCTAATGGCAAATACCATACGTATTAAAAGGCGTGCTAGCGGTAGCGCGGGTGGGCCAAGTAGCCTCCAGAACGCGGAATTAGCATTTAACGAAGTAGGCGATACCCTCTATTACGGTAAAGGGACGGCGGGTGCGGGCGGCAGGGCAACTCCCGTGGAAGC